GGAGTGTGATATTTTAGCTCCTTGTGCTTTAGGTGCTATAATTAATGAAGAAACTGTTCAAAAATTAAACTGTAAGATTTTATGCGGCGGTGCGAACAATCAATTAAGCACGCCAATGATAGGGCATTATTTAAAAGATAAAAATATTATTAATGTACCAGATTTTATTGCTAATGCCGGTGGGGTAATAGATGCGGATAAAGATTTAGGCCACATTCCCACGGATTTTCATGTTGCAAATATTCTTGATGGAATTTATGACAGAACTATGCAATGTCTTATTGATGCGAGAGAAACCAATATGCCTACTAATTTAGTTGCAGAAATGATGGCCAAAAAAAGACTTAACCAATGAAGCCTCAATCAGCTAAACAAAAAGGCCGAAAGTTTCAACAATGGGTGCGCGATCTTTTAATAGAAAGTTTAGATATTCATCCAGAAGATATTGAAAGCCGCTCTATGGGCGCAGCGGGAGAAGATATTATGATGTCTCGAGCTGCTAGAGATTCGTTTCCTCTTAGCATAGAATGCAAATGTCAGCAATCAGTTAATATTTGGGGAGCTTATAAACAAGCAGAAGAAAACTCTGGTGATTATGAGCCGATTGTATTCTTGAAACGCAATAACACAAAGCCTCTAGTTTTGGTTGATGCTGAATATTTTGTGAAATTATATAAAAAATAATACTTGACAAACTCTATTTTTTGTAGTATAATATAAATATAGTCAAACAGGAAAGATTGAAAATGAACGTATATTTACACACGATTATTGCTTTTTTGCCTATTTTTGCGGCCTATTGGGCTGGTAAATATTGGGGCCGAGAAACTTTGGTTGAAGATGTAGTAGGTGAGCTTATATCAAAATTAGATAGAGAGGGCTTTATTAGAACCGAAGAAGATAAGAATGGTGAAATAGAGTTAGTGCCGATCTCTGAAATTGTTGCTAAAACTTTACGAGATGCATATAAGCGTGCTTAAGTTTTTAATGGGAGCAATTGTTGGCATGTTTCTTGTTACCTCATCCCCACAAATTTATAATTTTTTTCTTGACTCTCTCGCCGCTATCGGTGCTGCTAGAGTTAATGTAATATTTGAGGAAATCAAATGAAAAAAGTATTAATAGTTGCAATTAGCGCAATTGCATTGTCTGGTTGCCTTACAACAAATCAACAGGTTGGCACTTTGGTCGGTGGTGCAGCTGGTGGTTTGTTAGGAAGTCAAATTGGAGGTGGAACCGGAAAACTGGTGGCTACCGGCTTGGGTGTATTAGTGGGTGCGATAGCGGGCAATGCTGTCGGCCAAAATATGGATCGGCCTCCCACAATTGTTTATAGAGGAGCTCCCGTGCAGAATACTGCGCCGGTAGTAAGATATAATCAATGCAGCCATATTAGAAATGATGGGGTTCGTAGTTCATGTGAGCGCGGCTTTGCAGATCGCCGCCGGCAAGCTCAAAGGCATGCCGAACAAAAAGCATATCGTTGTTCTCGTTATGGAAGGTGTTATTAAATGAGAGTTGAAGTACGCAATAATAATATGGATAAAGCTATTCGCATCTTAAAGAAGAAGTTACAAGATGATGGATTTTTTAATGAGTTAAGAAGAAGAGAATATTATATATCCAAAGGGGAAAGGCGTCGGTTAGCTAAGGCAGCTGGTAGGCGCAGGGTACAAAAAGAAAATGAAAAAAGACTTGAAGAGTATGGTTTTTAAGTCAGAAATTACTTGCCCGGAATGTGGATATAAAAAAATTGAAAAAATGCCAACTAATTCTTGTGTTTATTTTTATAATTGCCAAGGATGTGAAATCTTATTAACACCATTAATGGGAGATTGTTGTGTGTTTTGTTCTTTTGGGTTGGTTAAATGCCCATCGATGCAAATGAAAGAGTTATGATATGAAGTTAAAAGAACATGAAAATCCATCAACGACAAGTACTCCATCAAAACAGCAACATCCATTAAGTTGGTATGGTAAATGGGCTTCTTCTATTGTACTGATCATTGCTATGATTTTTACTGCAAATAATGTTTATCCATTAAATCTATTTTTTCATCTTATAGGAATTGCTGGTTGGTTGTGGGTATCAATTTTGTGGAATGATCGGGCATTGATTGTAGTCAATGCAGTTGCAATTGCGATATATGCAAACGGTTTGGTTGCATATTTTATAAAAGTAGGATAAATAGAATATTATGGCAAAACGTAAAATAGTTGTTGAGACTGATAATAGTTCATGGCAAGCGCCTAAAAAACGAAAAAAGCGTAAACCTATGACGGAAGATCAACGTCAAGCATCTGCAAAGCGGCTTGAAAAAGTAAGAGCTGCTCGTACAAAGAAAGACCCTACTTATGGACAAGGTAGTATTCATGAGTCAATACGCAATTTGTCTGATGACCATAAAATAAGTCCCAAAAAAGTCAAAGAGTGGATTAAGGCACAGAAAGAATATATTTCAGATGAACGAGCTTCTGTTCGTGCAAACATAAAGGGCGCAAAAGCTAAACTTGCTGATCATCAAGGATATGTAAAGGAAATGCGAGGATATCTTAAAACTGGAGATTGGATTTCTTGTTTTTATGGCAAAAAACAAGAACATAAAACATTATATCGATCTAATGCTTTAGGTTATTATTCGTCAGGGCCCGAAAAAGGTAATGTAAAGCGAAATATTGATGTATATTATCCTGATATGGGTTGCTTTTATACAAAAGAAATGATTGAAGAAGATAGGGTGATGGAAAATGTCCGAAAAGAACGACAAAAAGCAAAGCGCTAAAATAATTTATGGGCCATGGAAAGGGGTAAAAATAAAAGCAGATCAAACCTATGAAAATGCTATTGAATTACAAAATATTAAAGAAACTGTTAATTTTGTAGATGATCTTACAGAGTCATTAATAATACAAATGATTTATGGTATAAAAGAAAATGGGATAGACGTAGAACAAGAATCGTTTATAAAAAATATGAGCTTTATAATAGAAATAGTCCAGGCAACTTTATTAAAAGAAATGTCAGTAGATAACAACATGATTAAAATGGTGGGTATTTTGTTTGAAATGTTGTTTAATGCTGATTCTGATATTGGTATTGATGATTTAGAATTAATAATAAATCAAATGAGAGAAAAAGATTATGACGGCTCAAATTTGGCATGAACCATACCTTAGAGGCAATAGTTCTAAATAGGTTTGTAAAGATTATGATATATTATATACAACAAAATTTAAAGGGTGAGATGAGTTGATTTTAGTTGATATGAATCAGATATCAGTGGCAAGTGTGATGATGCATTTACATATGGCCAAGATATCTATACCAGAAAATAACATGGTAAGGCACATGATTCTTAATTCCTTACGCATGTATCGCACAAGGTTTTCTTCTGAATTTGGTGAGCTCGTTTTATGCTATGATTCCAGGCATTATTGGCGCCGTGATTTTTTTCCAAACTATAAAGCAAATCGGAGGAAAAGTAGAGAAAAGAGCTCACAAGATTGGGACGCTATTTTTAAATGTCTAAATACCATTAAGGAAGAAATCAGAACTAATATGCCCTATAAATTTTTAGAGGTGTATGGTGCTGAAGCTGACGACATTATTGCTACAATTTGCTCAGAATATAGTGAAGAAATTATGATTTTATCTGGTGACAAGGATTTTATTCAATTACAAAAATTCCCAAATGTCAAGCAGTATAGCCCTATTACTAAGAAAATGATAAATGGTGTTAATCCAGCTGGATATCTTAAAGAGCATGTTTTTAGAGGAGATACTAGCGATGGTGTTCCCAATGTTCTTTCTCCAGATAATACCTTTGTTGATGGGTTGAGGCAGCGGCCATTGAGCAAGAATAAAATTGCTTCATGGGTGGATCATGATTTTGATGATGTTGCTCCAAACGATGAGGTTAAGAGAAATTATCAGCGAAACAAAATTTTGATCGATCTCACATCTATTCCCTCTGAACTCTCAAATGAAATATTAGAGGTATATCGCTCTTCTTCATATGGTGATCGCAGTAAATTATTAAATTATTTCATAAAAAAGAGGCTTAAAACCCTCACTGAATCGATAAGCGAATTTTAAAGGAGAACTCTAATGGCTTATACCAGTTACACACCGCTACTTTCAGAAGTCTTACAAAAATTAGGTAAAATCAAATCTAAGAAAGATAAGGTTTCATACCTAAAAGAGAATAACACTGATGCTCTGAGGCAAATAATTAAATCCTCTTTTGATCCAAATATTAAATGGGCACTGCCTTATGGCGAAGTTCCATATGTTATGAATGAAGCTCCAGAAGGAACAGAGCATAATGTTCTAGCATATGAAATAAGGAAGCTTTATTATTTTATTGAAAGTGGCAACTCTAAAATATCACAAAACAAACGGGAAATCATGTTTGTTCAGATGCTAGAAGGGCTACATCCAGACGAAGCTGATGTTCTTATTGCTGCAAAGGACAAGATTTTACACCAAAAATATAAGGGGCTATCAATTAATGTAGTAAAGGAAGCGTTTGATTGGGATGATAATTATATGGTAATTGAACATAACACATACCCAGCGACTCCCGGGCTTGCGAATGGATAAAAAACTCAATGATATTAAAGACTTAACGTGATAGTAAAATCCTTTTATTATCAATGGTTTAGAATTATTTTGAATTATTTTTGACTTTCCTTTAGAATCAATGGCTTAGACATAAAAAAAGTTCTGTTTATTATCAATGGCTTAACTATAAAAAAAGTAGAAAAAAAACCT